AATGCAAGTGGTTTATTGGCGAAAATGTTGAAGGGATTATTAACATCCAAGACGGCATGGTGTTCAGACAGATCCACGATGACTTGGAAAGCGAAGGTTTCGAAGTGCAAAGTCTTGTTATTCCAGCTAGCGGTAAAGGTGCGTGGCATCAAAGAAAACGTGTCTGGATTATCGGCTGCAATGTATCCAACTCCAACTCCAGCTTGCGAGGAGGGGGGAGAACAATCGAACAGAGTGGAACAAACAAAGTCTGGGGGTTTTTTACTACGGAAAAAGAACAATCCAAATATGACTTACGGAGCCAAGCTGTCGGATGCGATGTTATTTTTGGAGAAAGAGAAAATGTTACCAACTCCAACGAACAGCGAACACAAGTACAGATTAAAAGGAAACACACAAGAATCGAATTGTTTAGAGGCGAAAGCACGGAGAGCTGGTGGCAAACTCAATCCGAACTTTGTGGAGTTCCTAATGGGGTATCCTATGAATTGGACAAAGATCGAGCCAACAGAATTAAAGCACTCGGAAACTCAATCGTTCCACAAATTGCAAGAGAAATCGGAAAAGCAATCATCGAGGCAGAAACCAATGTATAGAACTCCAACAGCTATGGATACTGGCGAAGATAGTTTTATTTATGCTGCTAAAATTTTAAAAGGTAAAATTAATAGAAATTCTAATAGTCGGGTGCAAATAACATTATCAACAGATGTTGCTATAAAATTTTTAAAAGATAATCCTAATTTAATAGATCAGTACGATAAGCCATTTATGGTAAGAACAAAGCTACCTGAAAAATTTGAATTTATTAATTATTTAAAACAAAATACATCAATAAAAGAATTAGTTAAAAACACTTCTATTCCAAAGACTAAAATTGAGCATTGGTTCAGAAAAGATCAATGTTTTTCTTATCCAACTATTGAGGATTGGAACATTATTAAACCTTTTTTAAAGGAAATTAAGTTTGATGAAGAATTAACTTTTGAGGTTGAGCAAGATTGGAAAATAGATGGCTAGGGATATTTATTATAAGGATGTAAAGTTTTCAGCTTATGCTTTGTGGCATAGATCCCTTCCAGAAAAACTGGGTATGATTGATATGGATGCTGTTGGAACTTGTTTAAAATGTAAAGCGCCATTGTATCTTGCTGAGACAGCTTTTGATAAGGGTCAAACTTTTAAAGTAACAACAACTACAAAAGCTTTAGCAGAATTATCTGGTTTACCTTCGTTTCTGGTTTTTTATAAGGTTGACGGATCTACAGTAACTTCTTTTAGGGTTCAGCAGCTCACACCTATTAAAACTGATGAGATGTTTATGCTACCTTCAGGCTGGACCCAAGTAATGCAGCTCCTGAAGGAAAGACACGATATTATTTGTGAGGGAAAAAAATGAGCTTATTCTTTGTAGCTGATAATAAAGTTTTAGATGATGATAAACTTACTTCTAATGATAAGGTTATTTATTATAAGCTAGTATCTTATATGAACAGACATACTGGCAGCTGTTTTCCGCGCCATGCCACTATCTCTAAAGCTATTGGTTTAAGTCGTTCCACGATTTATCGCAGCGTACTCCACCTTGCCAAGCTGGGCTATGTTAAGGTGAAAAGGAAAAGCTCTACTAATGAGTATTATCTTCCTAAGCAAGTAATACTAGAGAATGCTAGAAAGAAACTCATTGTGGATAATTATGTGTCAAATAGATCGAATAATGTGTCGGGAGTGACTGATATTAATAAAACTAAATATAACTATTATAGGAAGAATAATAATAGGAATTACTATAATAGATCATACTCGAACAGGGGGGTTGCAAATCATACTCTTAAAACATTTGTCTATAAAGGGGAAACATACAAGAATATTGGTGAAGAGGGTCATTTTATGGAATTTTCAGGGAAAGATGGTAAAAGGATTAGGAAACATAAATTTAAAAATTTAATAGAGGTGATTAAGCCTCGAAAAAAGATTGATGCCGCTGCAGGAAATAAGATGTTAGATGCAGCTAAGGCTAGTTAAATTAATAGATATATTTGAGCATGCTGGAATGTGTGAAAGGTTAATGAGTAAACCTAAAGCACCAGGAACACCTGCGATGTGGGATCTTCTTGATATGGCTTATGATGTTAAGGATGTAGGTTATTATGAAAAAAAACCTTTAAAGCTTAGAGCAAATCCCAAACAAATGACATGCTGGGAGCTTGCTATTGATTTGCTATTACTGATTGATTTAGAACAAAGAAGGCTTATTTGGGGAAGAGCCATGAGATTTTCCTGGGTAGCTTTGGGTCGTAAGTTTGGAGTACATCGAACAACTGCTAAAAAAAGATATATGACAGCTTTAATACACATGGAGCAACAAGCTAAATTAAATAAACTACTCGACAAGATTGATAAAATTAATTAAACAGGTGTTTATAATGGAGGAAACGTATGTCATCTATTACCTACCCGCAGTTCCTTCATGGCTGGCAAACCACTAAAAAAAATACAATGCGATTCTATCGCCAGGCATAGCGGTTTACGCTGCAGAGCAAAAGGATATTTAAAAAAAAGTGGATTCTACAGATGCCGATTCCATGGAGGGATGGCGAATGGCGCTACAACATTAGAAGGAAAAATTAAAGCTTATAAGAATTTATTGCCGTTTAAAAATAAAACGGATGAAGAAATTAAAAAATGGATATTAAACAAGACGAAATCATCAGGCGTTTAGAACTCGGAGAGCCTTTAAGTAAGATCTGTCGAGATAGTACAATGCCTAGCCTTTCAACAGTTTATAAGGCTCAAAGAGAGGATGAAAAATTACAAAAAAAGATTAGGAATGCTAGAGAGACAGGTGTATATACCTTGCTCGATAAGATTGCTGAAGATATGGAAATTCCAAAGAGCAATCAAGAGATGCACTTCATTAAAGAAAAGTGGCAACATATAAGATGGATCGCGAGCAAGTTAGCAAGCAACGTCTTTGCGGATAAAACTAAATCAGAGATTAAGCAAGACTTAACCATGAGTGTTAGCTGGGGGAAACCACATGATAAAAACAATTTGTTACAAGCTAAAGAAGTTGTGGATCACATATCAAGTGTGGATGTTAAAGCAATACCTGGAGCGAGCGGGGTTAATTCGAAAACATAAAAAGAAATAACCTTATCACTTCACCTGGTTAGCCTTGGATTCTTAGGTACATTACATGCGAATACAAATATCCGCGCGCGCGTATGATTTCTGAGATGTTCGCTATTTGTTCGCTAATGATTACTAATTGCAACCCAATGACTAACCCAATGATTAAAAAATTATTTAAATACATGACTTCACAGCGGTTTAAGAAACCAATGACTATTAAAAAACGCGATAAATTGAAAAGTGAAAAGGGAATTACGCAAAGGGGTATCACCCCAAAAGCTGGCGCTGGGCGCAATATTCTTATTACTCCCGAATTAGACACTCACACAGACACACGCGCAGCTCAAGAATTAATTACCGCTTTAGTATTTGTTCAACCAGAGTCAAATAGCATGGTTGTTCATTTTAATGGTTTTAAAAGTGAAGAACACTCTAAAGCTTTCGCATCTAAACTTATGAAAAAAGCTGGGATAGATTATCATCCAACAGATGATTTATTTGGTTTACCAACAATCCACTAAAAAAAGGGGGGGATATGAATATGTTAGGAATAATTAACGAGATTGAACATTACTGGAGGGATCATAAAAAAGTTGTGATCGCTGCAGCTGTTATTCTTATTATAGCTATTATAATCTAAATGCACGTTGAGATACCATATACTCCAAGGGAGCTGCAGAATAAATTACACGAAGATTTAAACAATTACAGATTTGCAGTTCTTGCTTGTCATCGGAGATTTGGTAAAACTGTAATGCTTATCAACCATCTTATTAGAGCAGCATTACAAAACAAATTAGTTAATCCAAGATATGCTTATATTGCACCAACATATAAGCAGGCTAAGAATATTGCCTGGGATTACTTGAAGATGTTTGCTGGACCCATACCAACAACAAGGTTCAACGAAACTGAATTAAGATGTGATTTACCAAATGGTGCAAGAATTACTTTACTCTCTTCAGAAAATCCAGACTCTCTTAGGGGTTTGGCATTAGATGGGGTTTGTATCGATGAGGTTGCACAAATAGAACCTAAGCTCTGGAATGAGATAATTAGACCAGCTCTTTCGGATCGTAAGGGTTTCTGTTATTTTATAGGCACACCAGCTGGAATGAGTAATTTATTTTACGAATTATATCAGCACGCAGTAGCAGATGATAAATGGTATGCTTATACAGCTCCTGCATCTAAAACGAAGATTATAGACCAGGAAGAATTAGACGCTGCTAAAAAGCAGATGGGAGATACCAAGTATCGCCAAGAATTTGAGTGCGATTGGGTTGCTAATATAGAGGGATCTATATACGGCAAGATTATGAAGAAGCTTGAGGATAATAAGCAAATTACTTTAATGGCTTATGATCCAACTTTATTAGTTTCAACAGTTTTTGATATTGGAGTTGGAGATTCAACAGCTATTGTATTTTATCAAAAGCTTGGTAATACAATAAGGATTATAGATTTTTACGAAAATAGAAGAGAAGGTTTACCGCACTATATACAAGTTCTTAAAGAAAAAGATTATATTTACGATAAACATTTTGCGCCTCATGATATTGAGGTTCAAGAATTTTCAAGTGGTAAAACGAGAAGAGAGGTGGCTTACCAATTAGGAATAAGATTTAAGATACTTCCTAAACTTCCTTTGGAAGATGGCATCCATAGTTTAAAAATGATTTTACCCAGATGTTATTTTAATCTGGATAAGACAAAACCATTAATAGATGCTTTAAGACATTATCATCGAAAGTATAACGAGAAGATGAAAATGTTTAATAACAAACCTGTTCATGATTGGAGTAGTCATGCTTGCGATGCAATGAGGTATTTAGCAATTTCTATTAATGATTATGAAGAAAAAAATAAAATAAGAGAAACAACAGCAATGAATAATTATAAAATACATGGGAGTATTAGATGAGTTTTTTAACGCCAAAAATTCCTGCAATGCCTCCTGTACCTCCAGTAGAAGCTCTACCAGCTTCACCTTCTTATGAAGATGAAGATAGAAGAAAAAAAGCAGCAGAAGATGCAGCTAAAATACGAAGAGGAAGAACAGGTAGAAAACAAACTATTTTAACTTCACCTCAAGGAGATGAGTCTGAAGCAGAAATTCAAAAGAAAACTTTATTAGGAGAATAATATGGGTGGACCAGTAAGAAGCGTAATAAGTAAACCAAAACCGCCTCCTGCACCAGCTTATGTTGCACCAAGCAGATCAGAGGTTTCTCAAGCAACTGCAACTGATGTAACTGAAAGTACAAGAGGAAAAGGCAGATCTTCAATGATTGCAACTGGACCACAAGGTTTAGGATCTGGAGATTTAAAATTACAAAAAAGAACTTTATTAGGATAATTTATGGAATTAACACCGAAGGCAAAAAAAGTTATTAGTACATTTGATTCATTAAAAAATCAAAGAGACACATGGGAGAATCATTGGCAGGATGTAGCAGATTATATGCTACCAAGAAAAGCTGATATTACAGAAACAAGAACTAGAGGTGATAAGAGGCACGATCAAATTTATGATGGTACAGCTACTCACGCTTTAGAATTATTAGCAGCATCTCTTCATGGCATGCTTACTTCTACAACCTCATCTTGGTTTTCTTTAAAATTTAGAGATGATGTTATTGACCAGGATGACACTTCGAGAGAATGGTTAGAAAATTGTAATAAAGTAATGTTGCAAGCTTTTTCAAGATCTAACTTCCAACAAGAAATTTTTGAATTATATCATGACTTAATTGCGTTTGGTACAGCGGGAATGTTTATTCAAAATGATGAAGAGGATGATTTAAGATTTAGAACTATTCATATTGCGGAATTATATATAGCTGAAAACCAAAAAGGAACTGTTGATACTGTTGTTAGAAAATTTAATTTAAAAGCAAAAGTATTACCAGCAATGTTTCCTAAAACTGAGTTTCCAAAAGAATTACAGGATTTAATTAAAGACAAACCGCACGAAGACGTGCCTATTCTCCATGCGGTAATGCCAAATGAGATGGGTGGTATTTATGAAAACAATATTAATAAACCTTTTACAAGTTGTTATGTTCAT